AGAGGATGAGATGGAAGAAGGAGAGGTAAAGTCTGCTCCGCCGAAAACAAAGGCGGAGATGGTCAACGCCATGTACAAGGGAATGAAGGAAATGAAGAAGGGCGATCTAATGGCTGCTTATGATGCTATTAAGTCCTCGATGGATGGTGAAGAAGACGAAGAAGAAATGGAAGAAGCATTTGCAACGGATCTTAAGGTTCTTGCTGACGCAGATTCTAATCTTACCGAAGACTTCAAAGCCAAGGCATCAATTCTCTTCGAAGCTGCTGTTGCAAACAAAGTAGCTACGATCAAAGAAGAACTTGAGAATACATACGAAGACTCTTTGCAAGAAGAAGTCGTATACATTCGCGAAACTTTGATTGAAAAGATCGACAACTACATCACATACGTAGTTGAAGATTGGATGAGCGAAAACCGAGAGTACGTTGACAACAAGTTGCGTACAGACATTGCTGAAGACTTCATGAAGAACCTCAAGGATCTATTCGTTGAGAGCTACATCGAAGTACCAGAAAGCAAGGTTGACTTGGTTGACAGTCTCAGCGAAGATGTTGAAGCAACTAAGAGTGAACTCATCGCAATCTCTGAATCCCGGGATTCTCTCGCTTCTCAGATTGTAGAACTTCAACGTGAAAAGATCATTTCCGAAGCAACTTTGGATCTGACTTCTACACAAACTTCGAAGTTTGTCAAACTACTAGAAGGTATCGAATTCGTCGATGCATCTAACTTCGAAACTAAGGTTTCGGTAATCAAGGAATCTTTCTTTAACGAGGAAGAGCCTACACAAGCTACACAAGAGTTGGAAGAAGAAATTTCTTCTGACGAAACAGAAATTATCGTCGAAGGAGAAGCTAATCCTGCTGCAGAATTGTCTCCGACAATGCAGAAGTATTTGTCTTCCCTAAGCCGTATTCAACAAAACATCCACAACAAGTAAATAATTTACTTACAAATATAAAGGAAACATAAAAATGTTTAACGCAGAAAACGACATAAAGAAATGGGCTCCTGTACTCGATCACGCTGACGCGCCGAAGTTCAAGGACAACTACCGCAGAGCCGTAACCGCCAAACTTCTTGAGAACACAGAACGTGCTCTTATCGAAGAAAGGGGAGTCAACGGAATGCTCAACGAAAACCAGACGACTACAGGTTCCGCTGTAAATTACGATCCCGTATTAATCTCTTTGGTTCGCCGCGCTATGCCGAACTTGATCGCATACGATGTTGCTGGTGTTCAGCCGATGTCAGGCCCAACGGGTTTGATCTTCGCAATGAAGGCACGTTATGGAGATGGAACCGTAATTGTAACAGGTGATCCGGAAGCTGGCTTCAATGAAGCAGACACAGACTTCGGTGGAGCTGGTACACATGGTGGAACAGATCCTTACGCATCTACTCTCGATTCGCCAAACGTTGCATACACAACTGGTCTAGGTATCGCGACAGCAACTGGTGAAGCTGCTGATCCTGCTGAACTCGGTTTCACAATCGAAAAGGCAACGGTAACTGCAAAGACACGTCAGTTGAAGGCAGAGTACACGATGGAACTCGCTCAAGATCTGAAGGCAATCCACGGATTGGACGCAGAATCTGAGTTGGCTAACATCCTCTCTTCTGAAATCCTCGCTGAAATCAATCGCGAAGTTATTCGTTCGATCAACAGCACTGCCAAGACTGGTGGAGCAAACGTTGGTACAGACGGTCTTTTCGACTTGGTTGCAGACGCTGATGGACGTTGGGCTGTTGAAAAGTTCAAGAGCTTGATCTACCAATTGGAAGTTGAAGCTAATGCTATCGCAAAGGAAACTCGTCGCGGAAAAGGTAACTTCGTTATCTGCTCTAGCAACGTTGCTTCTGCTTTGGCTGCCGCTGGTCAACTTGACTACGCTCCCGCAATGAGCACCAACCTCAGCGTTGATGACACCGGAAATACATTCGCTGGTGTTCTTAACGGTCGCATGAAGGTTTACGTCGATCCTTACACAACTGGTGATTACGCCACTGTTGGATTCCGTGGATCTAATCCATACGACGCTGGATTGTTCTACTGCCCATACGTTCCTCTCACGATGGTACGTGCAGTTGATGAAACGACCTTCCAACCGAAGATCGCTTTCAAGACCCGTTACGGTCTACAAGCCAACCCGTTTGTTACCACATCTGCTGGTATTGGTTCTGCTAACAGCAACCAATACTTCCGCAGCATTCGCGTTGGTAATATCAACGTAGGTGGACAGAGCTAAATCTAATTAGTTCATAATCTTTGGAAGGGTCTCCGTTTGGAGGCCCTTCTTTTTTATAAATACACACATGGCGGGACTTACATCAAATTTTAATTTTCTTTCACCCACTGGATTTCGTCTTACGATCAACCGTAATCGATTTGCAAACGTCGAGTATTTCATTACAGGATTCACAATTCCATCGGTGACTATGGGTGAATCTACTCAAGGATTCAGAGGACATACAGCTTTTCAAACCGGAGATGCGATTGGATATGATTCTCTTGGTATTAGATTTGCGATTGATGAAGACATGAAAAACTACACCGAGATCTTTGATTGGATGATCAACAATCGTGAAACTGGATTGGACTTTTCTGATATGATTTTGAGTGTTCTTTCAAATCACAACAATGGGAATAAAGAGTTTCAGTTCAAAGACGCATTTCCAACTTCTTTAAGTGGTGTAGAGTTCACCACACAGGCAACAGACGTAGAATACTTGCAAGCCGACGTTACATTTAGATACAGCGAATTTAATATTATAAAGTAATAAATAGTTTTATATGATGACACTTGATGAAATCCTTGCGATGTGGAAGAAGGACTCGCAAATTGATACAGTATGTTTAGACGAAGCCTCAAAAGAGAACAGTAAGAATCACGCAAAATATCTTGAATTGCATAGCGTAATTAAGTTGCAATTAAAGAAAAGAGAGATGGCTCAGAAAATTCTGTTGCGTGATAAATGGTTGCACTTCTCCGGTAAACTCTCAAGGGAAAAGATCGATGAGTATGGTTGGCCTTACGATCCCTTCAATGGTCTCAAAATTCTGAAGTCTGACTTTCACTACTTCTTTGAAAGTGATGAAGACTTGCAAAAGAGTGAGGAACGGATAGTCTATTTTAAAACGTTAGAGGAAACTCTTCGAGAGATCGTTGACAACATTAAGTGGAAACATCAGACAATAAAGAATATGATCGATTTCGCTAAGTTTACAAGCGGAATGTAATGATAAAAGTTTCAAAGGAAAACGAAGCAAAGTTAATCATCGAGTGTGAAGACACCGGAATACTTCGTGAATTGTATGAGTATTATACCTTCTTCGCTGATGGATATAAATTTATGCCGGCATACCGCAATAAATTTTGGGATGGCAAAATAAGACTCTTCGATCTGCGAACTCAACAACTTCCCTATGGACTACTCAATCAAACAAGAGAGTTTGCAAAGGAAAGAGGATATGTTCTTGACGCAACTCAACTACAACATAATGAATGGCCTCGAGGCCATTGGCCTCAAATAGATGATCTCAAAAAATACGTCAAAGAAACTGATATTTCTATCAACGGGAAGTCTATTGATCCTCGGGATTATCAGTTGGATGCCTTCATCCATGCGGTTAGCAATAAAAGATGCATTCTCCTGTCTCCAACCGGATCAGGTAAATCACTTATCATATATCTTTTGGTTCGTTACTTTCTTGATCATTCTGATAAGGGATTGATTTCTCTGATAGTTGTTCCGACTACTTCCTTGGTGGTACAGATGTCAAAAGACTTTGAGAACTACTCGAAAAACGATCCATACTTCGAAGCAGAGAAGGAAGTACATCAAATCTATTCTGGAAAGGAAAAGTTTAACTTTGATGCATCGGTTGTAATTACTACCTGGCAAAGCGCAATCAAACTGCCACCTCAATGGTTCTTTCAGTATGGTATGGTGATTGGAGATGAAGCTCATACGTTTAAAGCAAAGAGTCTAACTACGATCATGAATCGTTTGGTCAATGCAGATTGTCGTATCGGAACTACCGGAACTTTGGACAATGCGATGGTCAACCAACTTGTGTTAGAAGGAAACTTTGGGCCTCAATACAAAGTCACAAGTACAAAGGAATTGATGGATTCTGATACTCTCGCTCAATTGAACATCAAATGTTTGGTTCTGAAGTATCCGGATGAATCGAGAAAGATTGTAAAACCTTTGAAATATTCGGATGAAATCGATTACATCGTATCCTACGAGAAGAGAAATAAGTTCATTGTAAACCTCACATGCGATCAAAGTGGCAACTCTTTGGTACTCTACAATCTCGTACAGAAACATGGGAAACCTCTGTATGAAATGTTTCAGGCCAAGGTAAAGGGTAAGAGAAAGGTGTTCTTTGTCTCTGGTGCAGTCAATGCAGAGGAAAGAGAAAGAATAAGAGAGATTACTGAAAAAGAAAAGGACGCAATCATAGTTGCATCGGTTGGTACGTTCTCTACAGGTATAAATATAGTTAATCTGAATAACATAGTGTTTGCATCACCAACAAAGTCTCAAATAAGAGTTTTACAATCCATAGGTAGAGGACTAAGAAAAACTACCGATGGAAAACCAACTACTGTTTTCGATATAGCCGATGATCTTTCTTGGAAAAAGAAAAAGAACTATACTCTTAATCACGCCATTGAACGTATTAAAATATACGCAAAGGAAAAGTTTCAAACCAAAACATACGAAGTACCAATATGAATGTTGAGTGGAAGGCAATATTAGATGCTCTGATGTACGGAGCAGATGAAATCAACATCCATTCTTATCGATTATCGGATGGAAGTTACATCATGGCTGAAGAGATGGAATATGATCCTAACTTCGATGTTCTCTTTCTTGATCTTCCGGTCATAATTAAACAGAAGAGAAATGGTAGTATTGCATTAGAAAAATGGATGTTCCAACCTGAATTTCATGAAGAGAATCTTCCACCTCAACCCATAGAACTTCAATGCAATAAAATCATTGCAAAGACAGAAGCACCTGTATCTTTAAAGAGAGATTACCTTAAATATAATTTCTTAGATAAATTGCATGGAACATTGGATGAAGATGAGTTTAAATCTATGGTAAATGAAATATATTCTTATGATCTTGATAAGAAGGATCCTACTATTGATCCTCTCATGGATATGTATAATAAGAGATTGAAATATCCCTATAGAAACTAATTCTATTCCTTTCCTTTGTTATACTTTGACTATTATACACGTTTAGCTAAAACTTGTCAACCTTTTAATTTTTTTCTTTACATTTCCTGAAATTCTGTTATAGTAGCCTTATAGTATGAAAATAAAAGCTAAAGATAAACCACATTATGTGAACAATAGAGAATTTTCTCAGTCGGTAGTTGACTATGTAAATCTAGTAACTGAAGCAAGGGAAAATGATAATGATGATCCTAAGATTACTGAATACATCGGAAGGTGTTTTCTGAAGATTGCAGAAGGATTGTCTCGCAAACCAAACTTTGGTGGTTACACTTATCGAGAAGAAATGGTCATGGATGGAGTTGAGAATTGTATCAAAGCCATTATGAATTACGATGTTGAGAAGGCAACACGAACGGGATTGCCTAATGCATTTGCGTACTTCACACAGATTGTCTGGTATGCGTTTCTCCGAAGAATTCAAAAGGAGAAGAAGTATCAAGACATAAAGGAAAGATACATGGAACATGCGGATGCAAGTCATTTTGCAGACTTTGATAGTTTTGCAAATGGAGGGAGTATTATTGATCGTGTTCGGTTGAAGGCACAGAAGCTTCGTCAAAGAGATACAGAACTCAAACAATTGGCGAAGAAAGAAAAGAAGAAAAAGAACGCAAAGAAGAAGATTTCGTGTAAGTCTGGCCTCGAACTTTTCTATTCATAATCTATTCACAATTTATTCATTTTTACCAGACACACAGGTAGCCCCCTAAGTGTTCGGTAGGTTTTCTCGCCATGGCCTCGAACTTTTCTATTCATAATCTATTCATTTTCTCCGGACACACAGGTAGCCCCCTAAGTGTTCGGTAGATGGTCTTGACATTTTCCCCAATTAGTTTAGTATGTAGTTATGAAAATTAGTGATAATATTATGAAATACGAAGCGTTTGTCTATCTTTGGTTCGATTCTAAGAATCGGATGTTCTATCTTGGGTCTCATAAGGGGCCCGAAGATGATAATTATACTCACTCATCGTC